CAGGAACTCTGCCGCCTGCCGGTCCGCCGGCGCGTCGCTCGCCCCCTCCGCCTTCCACGCCGCCTGCTGCGCCAGCATCCCCACCGCGTTCAGCATGCTCCGCAATGTCGGGTCCCGCCGGCGCATCGTGTTGTACACCGACCACGCCTCCGGCCACCGCAGGTCCGAAACGTACATTTCCTCCACGCGCCCATAGAACGCGTCCAGGCCCTCCGCGCCGATCTCCCCCCGCGCCGCCGCCGCCAGTTCCGCCACCCTCATACCCGCACCCCCCACCGCTGCCTCGTCTGCCCGTCATTCCCGCGAAAGCGGGAATCCAGATCCCACCGGTTCTCCCGTACCCTGTCCTGCGGCACCTCGTGCATCCCCACCACCGGCCCCGCAATCCCCACCTGCGCGTAACAGTCCGCCGCCGCATCCACCTGGTCCTTGAACCGCCCTCGCGGAAACGCCAGGTGCTCGTCGATGAACGCCTTCACCCACGGCCCGTCCACCACGTCCACAATACTGGCCTCGCACGCGCTGCTCCACGGCCCGGCCCGCACTTCCTTGCTGCCCGTCACCGGCTCAAAATGCGCCTCAATCCCTGCCCCCGCCAGTTTCGCGTTCGTCGCCCGCGCGCTATCCAGCCCCGCGCTGCCCGGGTCCTGCGGATGATGCACCACCGTCCGCGCCCCCGGCCGCGACAAATCCAGCCTGGCCATCTCCAGCATCTTCTCCTCGCGCTGGAACGTGCTCCATTGCCCCCGGCACACATGCTCCACCACCAGCCGGCCGCCCGCCGTCCGGCCCATCAGCACCCCCGCCGTGTACGCTCCGTCCGCGTCCGAGCCGGCTTTGTCCCAGCATCGCACCCGCTGCACAATCTCTGCCTCTGGCCCCGGAATCACCCGGAACCACTCCTGTTTGAACATCCCCCCGGCCCGGCTGTACGGCCGCTGCTGAAACAACGACGCCCAATCGTACGGCCCCACCGCCGCTGCCAGCATACTCAAATCGCCGTCGTCGTGTTTCTCCGGCCACAGCGGCTCTCCCTCGCGCCGGCCACACGGGTCCGCCGCCGGCAGCCACGGCTCTGCCTGCCGTTCCGCCTCCGTAAATACCTCCGCCCGTGCCGCCAGCGTCAGCACCCGCCACGGCTGCGCGAACTCCCCGCCCTCCAGCATCTGCCGCAATAGCCTGCCGGCCAGGTCGTCGTCGTGCCACCGCGTCAGCACAATCAACACCGCCGCCCCGTCCTCCAATCGCGTGAACGCCGTGCTCGTCCACCAGTCCCACAGCGCGTTCCGCACCGCCTCGCTGTCCGCCTCTCGCCGGTCCTTTACCGGGTCATCCACCACCAGGAGGTGGGCGCCCTTGCCCGTCAGACCGCCGCCCACGCCGGCGGCCGTCATCCCCCCCCGGTGCGGCGCCCCCAGCTCCCACTCGTCCGCCGCGCGGCTGTCGCTGGCCACCTCCCGAGGCGCCCCATCGACCGTCGCCCGCTCCCCGAACAGCGCCCCGTACGCCAGCCCCTGGATCCCGTTTCGCACCTTCCGGCTGAATCCCGTCGCCAGGCTCGCCGCGTAACTCGCCAGGATCACCCGCAGGTCCGGGTTTCTCCCCAGGAACCACTGCGGAAATAGCACGCTGCACGTCGTCGATTTCCAGTACCGAGGCGGCATAAACACCATCAGCCGGCCCGTACCCTCCTCACCGCCGCTGGCCACGTACCGCTCCACATCCTCCAGCGCCTCGCACAATACCTGGAGGTGCCGCGCTTGCGGGTATTGCGGGATCGTGTACCGGCAAAACTCCCCGAATTGCCGCCGCGCCAGCTCCCGCCGCGCCAGCTCCCGCATCGCCGTCGCTCTACTCGCCATCCCGGTCGCCGCCCCGATCATCCCCGGCGCCGCCCCGATCATCCCCGGCGCCGCCCCGATCATCCCCGGCGCCGCCCCGATCATCCCCGGCGCCGCCCCGATCATCCCGGTCGCCGCCCCGATCATCCCCGGCGCCGCCCCGATCATCCCCGGCGCCGCCCCGATCATCCCCGGCGCCGCCCCGATCATCCCGGTCGCCGCCCTGATCCGTAGGGGCGCACGGCGTGCGCCCTCCTAGCGTGCGCCCCTCCCCCTCCGGTGTGCTCGCCAGCGCCACCAGCTGCTCGTCACTCAACTCCCGCACGTCCCCGCCGGCCCTGCTCATCTGCAACCTCATCTCCGGCGTGTACAGCTGCGTCATCTCCAAGAACAACTTCCGGTCCCGGTGCGCGCTCGCCTGCGGGAAACTCGCCACCATTTTCAGCGCCGCGATCACATCCGCCCGCGCGTCCATCAGGCTCTCCACCAGCAGGCTCGCCACCCGCTCATCGATCGCCGGGTTGCCCTGCCGCCAGTTCCGGATCGTCCGCGAATTCGTCAGCCCCAGCACCTCATGTGCTAGTCCCTCCTGCGTCGCTGGCCACCGCCCATCCACCGGCGTCGCCGCCCACGCAATGTACGCCGCCTTCCGCCAGTCCCAGCCTTCCTCCCGCAGCGTCCAATAGTCCGCCAGCCACGGCACGTCCAGCCGCGCCTCGAACAGACCCCGCATCGCCTCCGCGTGCTGGTCCTGGCTCTCCATTCCCTCTACCGCCTCAAACCCTGGCAGCATCCCCCAATCCTATTCTGCGTAGGGGCGCACGGCGTGCGCCCTATCCTGCCCATCGTAGGGGCGCACGGCGTGCGCCCTCTTGACGTGCGCCCTGTCCTGCCCATCGTAGGGGCGCACGGCGTGCGCCCTCTTGACGTGCGCCCTGTCCTGCCCCGTGGGCTGAACCTGGCCGGGCGGTATCCGGGGGCGCGGATGGTGGCAGCCAGGCCCAGCCCACGAGGCAGGACCCCCTCACGTCTTCCCCGTCAGCACCCCGGCCACGCCCGCCACAACCGCCGTCACAAACGCGGCCAAATCGCGCCACACCCCCTGTCGGCCCGCTGCCTCCAGCTCCCGAATCCGCGTTTCGTGGTCCCCGTCCCGCTCCCGCATCTCCCGGCACGACTCCTCGTGATATCGTTCTACCGTCGCCGCGAGCTGATCCAGCTTCACACCCAACACCGCCAACGTCACACGTCCATTGTTATCGGGGGGATTCGCCATGTCTCACCTTGTCAGTGCTCCAACGAGGGCCGTACCCACTGCCCCACAAAATCGTGCAAATAGTTCGACCCGCGCCCAATCAGCAAACCCGTCAACACCTGACTGATCGCCGGCCACTCGCTTTCCAGTTCCACCAACCCCAGCAAGTCAGCCTGGTACGCCAGGCTCAGCACCACTCCCACCGCCGCCGCCGAGTATCGCAGCCCCATCGTGCGCCGTCGCTCCACCGCCGGCTCGAACGTCTGCCCCTCCGGCTTGATCCACGGCGCCACCAGATATTCCACTAGCCCCTCTGCCAGCGCCGACAACAGAAAAATGCCCGCCAGAACCAGAACCCCGTCCATCTGCCCCTCCCTGCAACAAAAAAGCCCACCGTTTCCGGTGGGCGGGATACTTTCGTATGCGGCCCTGGTCGTCATTCCCGCGAAAGCGGGAATCCACTTAGGGCGGACCATCCGGCCCGTCCTTCTTCAGTGGCGCGGCACCCTCCCTGCCCCGCGGCACCCCGATCAACTCAATCTGGTACCTGATTCCCCGATTCCTGTATTTCCGCTCAATCGCCCGCGCCATCTGGATCAGCGCCCGGTGCAGGTACCAGTCGAACTCCTCTTCCTCCGAGGCAGCATCGTCCTCACGGTTCATTATACCACCCCTGTCAAATCATCGATTACACCACGCATCCACCCGCACCTCCTGCCCCGTCTGGCCGCAAAAACATACCGGCTGATCCGGGCATCCACAACAATAATAATCGCACACCCGAGGCATTCGCCGTGCAAACGGGCAGTCGAAACACCGCGTGCTCCCCCGGTACGCGCACCCCACCGGCCCCATCCCCAATACCCGCGCCTGCGCCCGCGTCAACGCCCCATCCGCCAACTGATTTTCTTTTTCCCCGCTCATTGCGCCGCGCTTTTCCAACCATGCCCTCCGTCATTCCCGCTAGAGTTCCCCTGTGCGACAACGCCATACTTAGTACGGCTCCCAAAAATTCCCTCCAGATAAACCGCTGCGTTGTACGCTGCAATCATCGCTGCAATCATCGCAGCGCACAACGCCGCGCCCTATACCGCCCCAGGATCGTTTTCCTGCGGCAACATCCCCACTCGCCAACGAGGCCGCCCTTCCCGCCGCACGTAAATCCGCACCCGCTGCATACTATCCTCCACCTCCGTCCGTACATCCCGCGTCTCCAGCTCCAGCCGCCCGTCCTCCAACGCGTCCAGCGCCGCCCATACCAGCGCCCGCGCCACCTGGTCCTTGCTCATCCCCAGCCGGCGCGCGGCGCTGGCCAGCCGGCCCGCGTCCTCCTCCCGCACCCGGTAACTCTGCGCCCGGTTGCGCTCTCCCCACGTCCGGCCCTCGCCGTCCTCCCGCTCCGCTCGCCGCGCACTCTCCGGCCGCCGCGTCAGCGCCGGCGCAATCACCGCCGCCCCCTCCAATGCCCGCCTTCTCTCCGTCACCATCCCCTCCTCCCGTACGGGCGCACGGCGTGCGCCCTCCTTCCTGCCCCCGCCTCCCGTACGGGCGCACGGCGTGCGCCCTCCCCCCGGCGTGCGCCCTCCCCCCGGCGTGCGCCCTCCTGCCTACCTCTCATCCAGCACCCGCCACACCAGCGCCGCGTACTCCTCCGCCGGCCGGCTGTTCCGCGCCGCCTCGAACACCGACCGCCCCATCGCCGCGCACTCCCGCAGCGCCGTTGACCGCCGGATCGGCGGCAGCACCAGCGGACCGAACGCGTCGTTCAGCTCATCCAGGTTCGCCTTGCTCTCCCGCGTCACCACGTCGTAAAACGTCGGCAGCACCCCGAACAATCTCCCTGCCCAGCTCCGCTCCGCCTTCAACCGCCGCAGCTCCTCCGCCAGCGCCGAGATCCCCACGCTACTCAGAAAATCCACCGCAGTCGGCACAATCACCCAATCCGCCATCCACAGCGCCATTTCCTGCAGCCTGCCCACACTCGGCGCCGTGTCCAGGATGATGTAATCCAATTTCTGCGTCACCTGTCGCCGCAGCGCCTTCGCCAGCGCGTCATCCTCTGCCCGCTCCGCCACCAACACCGTCTGCGCCGTCCCCGTCCGCGCGTTTCCCGGCACCAGCCACAGGTGCTCCCGCGCCTCCCGCGTCACATTGTGCAGCCGCGCCCCGCCCACCAGCAGGTCAAACAGCCCCGACTCCGGATTCATCCCCAGCGCCGTCGCCACGTGCCCCTGCGGATCCACGTCCACCAGCAACACGTTTTTGCCCCTTATAGCCAGCCCGTGCCCCAGGCTCACCACCGTCGTCGTTTTCCCCACGCCGCCCTTCCGATTCGCCACCGCAATAATTCTCACGTTGCCCCTCCCCTGCTCTGGTGGGGGCGCGCGTCCCCACCGCTATCAATCCTGTCTCATCCCCCACGCCGCCAACAACATCGCCGGTGCCGCCAAAATAATCAGCGCAATCACCGGCAGCCACGGCAGCAGATCCACCACCGACGAGCGAGCCCGCACTGCCAGTGTGATGTCACGCACTGACTCAGCGCGTTGGCGCGCCGCCTCTGCCCGCGCCTGCTCCGCCTGTGCCCGGTGCAGAGCTGTTTGCGCCTTGGACGTCTGGATCCCGATCCAGTCGTCCAGGTACGTCGCGCCCACACATGCCAGCCCCACCAGCAGTATGGTCACCAACAACAGGCATCCCCAGCTGCCGCTGCCGCCCTCACTGTTCAGGTTCACCGTCGCCTCCCGAGGATTGCGAATCCCATAATCAACATGCCCAGCCCTAGTCCCAGCACCGCCCCCGCCACGCCCAGAAACGTGTACGGCAGCGCCTGCGTCAGGTACATCCCGTTTGACCAGGTGGACCACACGTAGATCTCGCGAACGAATCGTGCGTCGCTGTCGGCCAGCGTCTCCACGATGTCACCCACGCCCTCGATGATTTCTGCCGTATCCGGCGCCGGTGCCGCCGTCCGCGCCAGCATCCCCACCCCCAGCGCCAGGACCAGGCCCACCGCCGCCACCGCCACAAACACCGCCGCTGCTTTCATCGTGCCCCCCTCTTTCGACATAACTATCCCAGGCACCCAGGCAGGCGCCCAGGCAGGCAGGTCCCAAGGGCCTATATGCCTGCCTCAGAATCCACCGTCGGGGCAGGGGCAGCCCTGCGCGCCTGTCCCTCCTGCCGCTCCCACGCCGCCCGCAGCAGCTCCAACGCCGCGTCCAACTCCATCGCCCACTCCGGCGTTCGTCCCCGCTCCGCCTCGTACATCCACAGCCCCCACACCTCCGCCCCGTACGCCCACAGCATCTCGAGCCGGTCCCGCGTCAGCCGCTCCCCGCTCGGCAGCCGCAGCCGTGGCCGCTGATTGTCCACGTTCGCCGCCCGCGTCAGCCCGTGCGTCTGCGCCCGCTGCACCAGCGCCACCAGGTCGACGAACAGCTTGTAGTCCTCGCTCAGCCGCACCTCCACCTCACCGCCACCGGCCGGCAGCTCCGTCGCCGGCAGCATTGGCCGCGCGACCTGTCCATTCGGCCGCCACGGGTACGGCCCGCGTACCTCGACCACATTCTCCGGCCCCTTGCCCTCCTCCATCGCCGCCACCAACCGCTCCAAAATCTGCGTCGTGGGCGACTTCGGAAAAAGCGGATTGAACAGCTCGTTCGTGAATCGCCACACCAGCAAACTCCCCGAAACCACCAGGCCCAGCCCCAGGATCGGCCGCGCCCAATCCGTCCACGACCAGCGGCCCGCCTCATCCAGCGCCTGCACCACCACCAGCAGCGCCAACACCATCCCGATGCTCGCCACCGCCTCCATCATCGCCGCCAACGCCGTCATCCGCCGCGTCTGCTGGTCCCCTTCCTCATCAATCTCCATCGCCCCCAGGCGCGCCTGGATCCGGATCGAAATCCCTCGCACCCCCATCATCACCATCGCCCCCGGCGCCGCCACCAGCAACAAATCCCACACCGTCTCCGCCGCGCGCACCACCCACAGCAGCCCACCCCCCATCAGGAACAGCCCGCCGATCATCGCGCACGTCGCCACCACCAGCGCCAGCGCCTGGAGCACCTGCACCAGCACCTGCGACTCTTTGTTGTATTGGATCTGCTCGTGCGTCTGGCCACCGCCCATCAGCCCCGTCGCCATCAGCAGCCGCAACAGATCCTCGCCCCCGCCTCCGCCCTTCTCTGCCATCGTACCCTCCTACCACTCCGGCCAGCGTCCCGTCTCCTCGTAGTACGCCCGCCGGTCCCGCTCAGTCACCTCGCCCGATACCAGCAGCATCGCATAAATCAGCGACAACACCCCGGCCACCACCAGGCCCCCGAGAATCAACAACAGAATTTTCAGCATCGCCCCCTCCCTCCAGCGCACTCTCCAGAATCTCATCGTCCAACGTCGCCGCGTACCAATCGTTCAACACCGTCGCCAGCACGTCCGCCACATCCGCCCGTGTCTCCAAACCCAACTTCTCCATCGCCCCCGGCACCGCCTCCCACACCGCCACCGCCCGCCGCCCCGCCTCGTACGCGAACGCCACCACCATCCGGTTCCCCAGCAAAAGCGGCTCCCAATCCTCCGCCCCCACTTCAATAGCCCGAAACGCCGGCTCCCTCATTCCCGCACCCCCGCCATCGCCCGCACCACCAGCCGCGTGCACAGCGCGTCCGCCCGTGCCCCGTGCAATTTCAGCCCCTCCGGCACCATAACCTTCATCTGCGCCACCGCGTTCCCCAACTTCTGCCACGTGTACGACGAGTGCCAGTCATTATACTGACCGTGGAACACCGCATAGGCCTCCATCGCACACCACGACTCGCTTGCCAGCGCCAGCGGCTCAAACTGCACCCCCCATGCCCGTGCAGTTTGTTTCAGCAGCCGCACATCATAGTCCCGATTATAGATCACCAGCACCCTCCCCAGGATCGCCCTGGCCAGCGCCGGCGCAATCTCCGCGAACGTCGGCGCCCCGGCCACATCCGCGTCCCCGATCCCGTGCACCGCCGTCGCCTCCGCCGGGATCGGCCGCGTCGGCCGCACCAGGCTCTCGAATACCACCTCTCCCGCCTGGTCCACCACCGCCACCTCCACCACCTCCGCGTCCGTCCCCAGCCCCGTCGTCTCCGTATCCAGGTACACCACCTCCTGGCACGCCGCCAGCTCCACCGCCTCCTGCATCACCCATTCCCGGTCGCTCAACCACACATTTGGATTCATCTCCCCTCCCCTTTATCCGTCATTCCCGCGAAAGCGGGAATCCATCCTCTATTGCGCGGTTGCGGGATTCGAACCCGCCGGGGGCCTTCAGCCGTCGTCGCAGCCCCAGCCGCCCTTGCCTCCCGCGGAGGTTGTCCAGGCCCCCGCAGTCCGACCGTTCGGCGCCGCCTCCTCGCGGCCCAACCGCGCGTGCGAACCGCCCCAGCCTACCCGGCCTGCTCACCGGGCCTCCCCGTACCCCCCGTCGCCGGTTGCGGATCGCGTCCGAATTTCCGCCGGAAACGGCCCGCGTCGTACACCCAGCCCGCCGTGCACGTCGCCACGTGCACCGACCCGTCCAGATTGTACGCCCGCCAGCGCCGGCGCCTCGTCATGCGCCACTCAATCAACTCGCCGCACACCCGGCACACCGCCATCCTCAAAAAACCTCACCCGGCCCTGCTTCAAGCGGGTTCACGCCTCGATCCACTCCATCGCCGGCTGCTCCGAAACTATTCCGTCCTCCGCCAGAGAGCGATACAGATCCTCCATGCGAGCCAGCGCCGCCCGCTCCGCACCTTCCCAGGCCGCGGCCCACAGCCTCGCGCGCCGCATGTCGGGACTGCTGCCCCGGACGCACATCTGCGCTCGCGTCTCTGCCGGCAGCGCCTGCCAGCACTCCTGCGCCCTGGCCACCGTCGCCGGCCCGGCGCCCATGTCGACGAGCCTCAGCAGCGTGAACATCTGTGTTTTACTGACCGTACTCTTGCTCATCGTTGCCCCCTCTGCCGCATCTTTAGCCACAGCTCCAGCC